TGCAATTGCATTGCTTCAAGTAGAATTACACAATATGTATACTGGCTTTGGTGATGAGATAGATAATGTACACCAGATTTATTCTGAACGTACATCAAGAAATTCAAACAATTATACTGAAGCTCGTGAGGAGCTGGTCCGTGAGATGACCGATATGGTGACATGGGTTGGGCGCATCGAGGCGAAACTTCAAGCAATAGAAAAACTTTTATATGAGACTGCAAGTGATGCAGGTATGCGTGCGCTTGAAGATCAAGTTCGTACAAATGCTGATTCGATAAGACAGTTTAAGTATGACATGAAAGATCTGGAGAATACTATTTCTGGAGGGTACTAATGCGTTGGTTATTTGTTACCTTAGTTTTAATAATAATATTTGCAGCATTTAAAAGTGCTGAAGCTAGAAACGATTATTTAAATGATCGTAACTGTGAAAGAGGTCGTGTAGAATTATATACTGAATTAGATCGTTATGATTATGATCAACGAATGCATAGTGATAATGATTACTTTAGTGATTCTGGAAAAATTGGATTACGTTTTAGTTGGCCTTTACAGAGCACTTGTGATAATGATACAATAGATTTAATACAAGAGAACCAACGTTTAATGCAAGAACTTGAATTGCTTAAGACTTGCGGTAAATATAAAGACTTAGAACTTGGGGAACAATTTGCCACTGTGCGAGAAATGTGTAAAGGTGTGTCAAAGAAACCTAAAGAAAATAAAAAGGAAATAATAGAAACTGACTTGACACCACTAGATAGATAGTGTATACTATTAGTGACTGCCGAAAGGAGTCACGATTTAATTTCGCTTAACAAGGAGGTTACTATGATTAAATCACTCGTAAATTGGGAACCATACAGACCATTCACAGTTGGGTTTGATTCTTTATGGGATAGACTTGAAACTCTTGAATTGGATGTTCCTAATTATCCACCATATAATATTCGTAAAATTGATGATCTTAAATATACTATCGATCTAGCATTAGCTGGTTTCGATAAAAAAGATATTTCAGTTGATTACTCGAATAATTCATTAACAATTAAATCTAAAAAAGATGACAGTAAGTCCAACGATGTCGTACACCGTGGCATATCTCAACGCGCTTTTACGCGCACATTTGCATTAGCAGATGACGTAGTCGTTAACGGGGCTAAATTTGAGAATGGTTTATTATCTATTGAATTAGAGAAAATTGTACCTGAGGAGAAAAGACCTAAGGAAATAAAAATAAAATAAACGAGTGGGGCAGAGATGCCCCCTCAACTTACAGGAGGTAATATGGCAGAAGCCAAGGATTATAAGGAGAGATTAAGTAAAATAATACAGGAGTCCATCGACGCTAATCAAGCACAGATATTACAAGGTGCTCCTTCTATGGAAGATTATAAATATATGTTAGGTATACAACATACTTTAACAGATTTACAATCTAGATTACATAGTGAATTAGTTAAATTAGTAAAGGAGACACATGATGGCTAAAGATTTACCTAAACCAGCAGGTTATCGTTTACTATTGAAACCCCGAGAAGTAGCTAATAAAACAGCAGGGGGCATTATATTGACTGATGAGTCAGTAGATGCAGCGAAATTTTCTTGTGTAGTATCAGAAGTTATTGATATGGGAGACGATTGTTACCATGATAAAGACACTAAATGGTGTAAAAAAGGTGACTGGGTTCTTACAGGAAAGTATGTAGGATTAAAGTTTGTTTATGAAAAAGAGACTTATGCTATAATAAATGATGATGAAGTCATTGGTATAGTGCCTGATCCTACAAAAATTACACATAAATAGTCTTGCATTACCAGATGAATTAGGCTATAATATATGTTGATAGTGATAAACGCGGTTCACGACCGAGGAGAAAAATATGATAGATGAAGAAAAGAAGGAAGGTAATACAGAAGATGATGATATCATTGTGGAATTACCTGAAGACTTAGATGAAACAGAAACCCAAAAAGAATCTGAAGAATCTACAGAAGAAAATGCTGAGGTTATTGAGGAAGAATCAGAAACTGAAGAAGACGCTGAACCAGAAGTTGAAGAAACATCTGAAGAAGCAGAAACAGACGTTAAAGAAGATACCAAAGATAATAAAGTATTCGGCAAGCGCGCTGAAAAACGTATTAAGCGACTTGTTGCGCAGAAGAAGGAACTTGAAGAAAAGCTCAAAGGCTACGAAGACGAAAAAGAAACGTGGTTAACTGAGAGGGATCAACTTAAAACTAAACAAGCTGATTCTGAACTTGATGCAATCAACCAATATATGGATAGATTGGAAGCTCAAGAGAAACAAGCTTTAAGTGTACTAAAGACTGCAAAAGAAGCCAGTGACGTTGACGCTGAGATTAAAGCAACTGATGTCTTAGCCTCTGTGAAAGCAGAAAGACTGGTGGCCAAACAATATAAGGCTAGAGCGGAAAGAGATTTGGGATCCAAATCTAAAAGTTCTGAAGTAAAGGAAACTGAAAAGAAACCTGACACTAAACTAGAACAACCTCTTCCTGATCGCAAAGCATTAGCTTGGCAGAAAAGGAATAGCTGGTTTGGTGGAAACAAAACTGCGGACAGAATAAAAACTCAAGCAGCTTTGGTTATTCACAAAGAACTTATTGATGAGGGCATTGCACCTCAAGATGGTTCGGAGGAATATTACAGTGAACTTGATGCTAGATTAATGGCAGAGTTTCCTGATATGAGAAAAAGAACTGCTAGGAAGGTTCCTACAGTTGTCGGTGGAACGCGCGCCACCCCGGGAAAAAGAAAGGTGCGATTATCCAAATCTGAAATAGAAATGGCTGATCGTCTTAACGTTTCCTATGATGAATATGCGCGACAAAAATTGCGCCAAACTGAGGCGGGGAGCTAATATGACACAAGCAACTAAAACAAGCCGTAAAACTAGAGCTTCGGCAACTCGAAAAAGAACATTTGAGGCACCTTCAAAATTGAAGACACCTCCTGCACCAGAAGGTACTGAGTATCTTTGGGTGAGACATGAGTTGTTAAATCAACCAGATGATGCCAATGTTCACGAAAGACTACGCGAAGGCTATGAGCTAGTTAAACCTGAGGAATTAGGTAAAGACTATATAGCTGACGTTATGTCGGCAGGCAAACACGCAGGTGCTGTTCGATCTGGCGATTTAGTTTTGATGAAAATGGATTCAGACTATATGTCAGAGAAAAGAGAGTACTACGAAGATCAAACGAAGAAAGCGGCCCAAGCTTATGGGCAAGATTTAAAAAGCGCTTCTCACTCAAGCATGCCTGTGGTAGATGAATCTACCACCTCTGTAACAAGAGGTTCAGCGGCAAAAAACGCTAAGTTTGAAGATTAACACCGCGTTAGTCATTTAATCGAACTTAGTGCATAAGTAATAAGGAGATTATTATGGCTTATGGATTATCACCTGTACGTCAATCAAATGGTGGGACAATTCGTCTTAACAACTGGGTTGATGGTAACGGGTACCGCATCGCTGCAACTGCACCTTCTGCATATTTTGAAGGTGATACTTGTTCTTTATCTAGTGGTCTATTAGTACAAGACATTGGCTCAGGAGATCTGGGCGCAATTGTCGGTGTTTTCTGGGGCGCAGAATATCAAGACAACAGTTCAGGCGACGTAAAATTCGTAAGATCTATCCCTACTGGTACTGTGGCAAAAGCTCAATTCAAAGCATATGTTTATGACGATCCTTCAACGATCTTCAAAATGCAAGCAGATCAAGCTGCTAGCGCATTAACATCTGCTGACGTAGGAGCAGTGGCACAGAACTTAACTGGGACTGGATCAGCTACGACGCATAAAGCAGGTTCTTCATTGGACTCTTCTACTGCAAGTAATACTCAAAACGCTACACAAAAAGCGTATCCTTTCCAGATCTTAGGATCTGCTCAGGATGATTTGGGTTACACTTCAGCGGGAACTACAATGGATGTTCTTGTTAAAATTAACACGCATTCTTGGGGTGTCTATGACGGCAACTTCCCGACTGCTTAATTTAAAGGAGTAAAATACTATGGCTATAACTAGAGGTCAGTTACTCAAAGAATTAGTACCGGGTTTGCATGCTATCTTTGGAACGGAATATAAACGTTACGAAGATGAAGCAGCCGTACTCTTTGAGAACGAAAAATCAAACAGAGCCTTTGAAGAGGAAGTTCTTTTCCCAGGCTTTGGAGAAGCTTCAACTAAGTTTGAAGGTCAAGGCGTAAATTACGCACAAACAGGTGAAGGTTGGGTAGCTCGCTACACAAACGAAACTGTTGCTATGGCTTTCTCAATTACTGAAGAAGCGATGGAAGATAACTTATACGACAAGTTATCAACTAGATTAACAAAAGCATTAGCTAGATCAATGGCTGCTGCTAAACAAACAAAAGGTGCTGCGGTATACAACAATAGCTTTACAGCTGGTGTGTATGCTGGTGGTGACGGTGTTGCATTAGTAAGTAATGCTCACCCACTACAAGATGGTTCAACTGGATCAAATACTCCTACAACTCAAGCAGAGCTTTCAGAGACTTCTCTGGAACAAGCTTTAATTGATGTTGCTGGATTTACTGATGACAAGTCGATTCCAATCGCAGCTCAGGCTAGAACTCTACACATTCCAAGACAATTGGTATTCGTGGCGGAGAGACTAATGGCGTCTCCATACAGAGTTGGAACTGCAGACAATGATGTCAACGCAATCGTATCTAAAGGTATGATAGCTGGTGGATATCATGTTAACCACAGATTTACTAACAGTAAATATTGGTGGTTAAGAACTGACGTTCCTAACGGTATGAAGCACTTCACTAGAACTCCAATCGAAACTAAGATGGAAGGTGACTTTGAGACTGGAAACGTAAGATATAAATCTCGTGAGAGATATGTATTTGGCTTCTCTGACTGGAGAGGTGTATACGGATCTAATCCAGCCTAAGGCTTTGAATGTGAGGGGGATGAAATATGCCCCCTTGCATTAGATTAACATAAACCTATTGACTGCGTAAGCAGACAGAAAAACAAGGAGTAAGACAATGGGAACAACAACTTTTTCAGGCCCGATTAAAGCGGGTAACATACCAGCTACAACAGGTACCACAGTAGGTACTAATGTAACTAACATTGGGTCAGTAGTAATGGCACAATCTGTTGTGTTGGATATCATCGGAGCAGATGCATTAAACCAA